ACCTGATAAAAGCTATCTAGATCCTGACTACCCGCTGACTCACCAACCACAGTCATACTACAAGCTCTTGTTGTAATATCACTGAAATTTACTATATGATATATTGTTCTAATTGATTCTGCTAAAGTCCTTGCTCTTTGTGTTCCTGTTCCTGTTTTAACAAATACTTGGACACTTATAAGTCCTTCTTGTCTTGAAAATTTTGAACCCAATTCTGCTTGAATAGAATCATTGGTTAAGATTGTTAGGCTGACCCATTCATCTAATTGTTCTGGTGTGTTCACAGTATTACCAGCATTGTCAACCAAACCAAGTACATTATCAAATTGGATATAAACTTCAGATAAGTTGTCAACTAATCGCTGTTCAATGCTGGCTCGCTCTGCTTGAAAGGTCATCTATTTCACTGCCTTTCTAACAATAGAGTCTGCTCTAGTTCTTAGACTTTGAACAGTCTGTGCCGCCATCTTTGATGGTCTTGTTGTTGAAGATCCGTTTTCTACGAAACCTGCATATGGTGTATCATTTCTTATTTCAGACACACGACCAAATTTTGCATTTCTTGAATTCCAAGCACCTTGTAATTTACCAGTGTCAACTGGTGTTTTAGATTTTGCCGTTTGTTGTCCTTCAACAGTGAAACCTTCTTGAACTTGATTCATTATACGATCAATTCTTTTCAATGCTTGTGGTATTGTCAAAGCCATATTATCTTTCCCTTATGTGTAATTTATGTAAAGCTGACACAGGATCTCTTTCAACTTTATAAACTTCATAATCTCTTGATTCAAAATTTACTCTGTCTTGTGGCTTTGGTGTTAATGATAAATCTTTGCCAGGAATCAACATCTGTCTATCTGTTGTCTGTGCCAATCCTGCATTTATGTTCTCTTGTTCAAATCTTGTGATCAATGCTGTCAATGTTGTTTCAGTTGTTGTCTCAGTTGTTGCACCTGTTGTGGCATTGTATCCACCTGATGAAACTTGAGTGTATGTCACTGAAACAGGTATATCACCTAAGGCCTTAAAGGCACTATTTGTTGCTGATTGTATAGCAGATTTTAATCCCATATGGACTAACTCCTTACTAATCTATTTTGACCTATACCAGATGTGCCTGCATTCAATGATGGAATGTAATCTCCATATTTTCTTAACATTGAAAATACACTTGATCTGATAACACCTTTTGAAATTCTTGAACTCTGATCCATTGTCAAACTGATACCTTGGACCATTAGTTGTTTGAATCCAGCAGTATCATCATCAGCAGTTGTGTCTTCTGAATGTAGTATTCTTGCAAATTCTGATGTTGCTTCTTTTACAAATTGTGGAATGGTATCTCTGTCTAATGTGTCAAATAAACCTTGTGCATATTTTCCATCTTTCAATACACTTGATCTTGGCCATTGTAATGCTTGATCGTGATTCTTTTTATAACCTAAAAATATGAAATGTTCATCAATCAGTCTTGTTGCCATAGCAAGAAGTCTTTCTTTTTTGCCATCGTGTAATGCTGACCAAGTTTGGTCTGCTTGTTCTCTGATTGAGTCGTGATAGGTATTTGCCTCAGCTACTGTGGCATATGAGTTTGAATTTGTTGCACCTGGTGTTGTGATTAATGTTAAAGCCATATAATTTGATCCTCACTTGTATTTAGTGATTATAGGGAAAACAAGGCCCCTAGGGGCCTTGTTCATAGTCTTTGATCTTAATTGGTATTAGGATTATACAGTTGCTTTACCTACTGATAGACCTTTGTCGTTGTATACTGATAACGCCGTATACATTGCAACTCTTGTCATATCTGCATTGTAAAGTTCTGATTCACCTAATGGTCTTACATCAATACCAGCTGGTGTTCCATCTGGGTATATCATAGCAATACCATTGTTGCCACCATCTTCAAAACAACCTGCAAATAGAGCCTCTTGTGTTCCTGCAGTTCCACCTGACAAATCAACACCTTTTAAGTGGTTGTTTGTGTAGATAGGTGTTCCTTCGTAAGCAAGAACTGTTCTATTTGTGATTGGTGAAGTGAAGTAGTCAAAACCAGCACCAACTGATCTTACTGCTTTTTTGAAAATGTTCAATACATTTGATGAACACATAATGAAGTCTACTTGACCATCTTTTGATGTCACAAGATCTTTCATATCATCAAAAAGAGCAAAAACATCTGCGTGGTTTGAACCAGAAATGTCTACTGTTGATGTTGAGTTTGAGTTAGTGTCATTTGCAATCTCATAACAGCCAGCAAAACCAGCCGCATCACCACCTGTTAAAGTAGTACCTAATGCCACCTGTGCATAGGCTTTTCTTGCGATGTTTCTTGATTTTGAAGCCACTTGTAATGCCATTTGATCTACACCTGCAGGTGATACTGCTTGTGAAAATCTGTCAACATTAGCTTGACCTAAGATTGCTTTTAATGTGAAAGTTCTTTGAGTAGTTGACATTGGTTTAGAAACTGTGTCGTCGTTTGCTAAATCAAGGCCTTCTGCCGCGAACTTTACCATACCTGTTGTTGCATCTTGGTTTACGATTAATGATTGCCCTGCAATTGGTCTGAAAGGAATCACTTCGTAAAAAGGAGCAACGGTTACGATTGTGTCAGCAACACCATCAGCAATTGGATTGTTGAAGTGTTTGACTGCTTGTGTCAGACCTGTAAGGTCTGTTCCACCTGTTAAATTTGCCATTTTATTTTCTCCTGTTTTAAATGGTTGAAGTTAATTTTCCAGATCGTCCAGAATTGATTACTACGGTAATCTTAATGTTATTTATGTTATCTTTTTAAACCTTGAGATATCTTGTCTAATGCAGTCATTTGGTTTGTTGGTTGGACTACTTTTCTTTGTCCTCTAGCACCAGTGCCTGTAGATTCTTCAAATAAATGTCCTGCTGATTTTTGTAATCTGCTAACCCATTCTTCAACAGTCAAAGGTTCACCTTGTGAATTATAAATTGTTTCACCTTTGTCATCTTTGGCAACGGCTTTACCTTCTTCTAAAACAAAGGCAGTTTTTGCTCTTAACAGAACATCTTCCATTGCTGTTGATTTTACATTGTATTTGGTTGCATTTGATTGAACTTGATTGTCAATCAAGACAGTTGATAATTTTTGATTTGTTGAAGTGTATTGACTGCTCAACTCTTCTAACTTCTTCTCATATTCTGCTTTCATTTCAGCAGTTCTTTTGTTTAGAGTTTGTTCAACATCAGTTTCAGGTATTGAACCTTTTGTTTTTTCTTTTGAATACTGATCTTTCAATCTGTTGTATTCATCTATATCAACATAGCTCATTTGTTTTCTTAGATCTTCTAATTCAGAATTTAATTTTCTGTTGTTGGTTCTGAATTCATCTAATTTTGCAGATGGAACTACATTTTTGATGTTTAACTTATAACCTTCTTCCATTTGTTCATAATGTGAATGTAATGATTCAGGAATTGATTGTAATGAATCAACAAATAATGTTAAAGGTTGAGTTGGTTGAGTTGTTTGTTCGTTTGATTGTGTGTTGTTTGCTTCTTCTGTAGACATACGAGTCCTCCTGTTGTTAAGCACGGTTAACTTTTATTATAGTATTATTTAGTATCAATTGCTATCTGTTTTTTATGTTGTTTCTTATGTCAGTGAGCAATTGATGATCTTGTTGTATCAACACTGGTATTGGAGTTGAATGTCTTCCAAACTTTGGATGTGAATACAAGAATTCTTCTTTGGGTCTATCTTCGTTGAACTGTTTCATCAACTTGTTCAACTTGTAGGCACTTGCATTTGGTAGTTTATAAACACGGGCAACATAGTCACCCAACTCTTTTAGTTCACCTGTCCATTCACAAATATCTATTTTTTGTTTTTGCCAGTATGCTTTAGACCAGGGACATACTGAAACAATAGATGCAAAGTAGTCAGACCAATTAACCTCGTCTGCCACCTTTTTTGCCGCCTCTTTTGCCGCCTTTTTTCTTTTTCTTTTTAGTCATTGCCATTGTCATCTCCTCCATTGAAGTAGCTGTCCATTTCTGGATGCACTTGTTTAATTTCTTCGTCTGTGTATCCTTGCTCAATCATCTCTCTCATATGACTTACCAATGAGTCTTTGCTCTGCATTGGTGGATGTGGTTGATCAAGGTTCTTAGGCTGTGATGGTTGCTCCACTGTTTCTTTCAGCCCTAGTAATCTTGTGATCTCTTCTGTTCTGTTATGATCAGGTGGTAGTATTTCACCTTTGTGTAGATTGTAGTATAAAGTTTCTTCTGATATGCCGCCAGTTTGATATGCCTGTATCAATTCTATCAATGATTTAGAATTCATTTTAGCATCAATGAAGTCTCTGTTCAATTCAGCATCAACTGAATCAATATCTATGTTCATATAATCAGCACAATATTTCAATGCCATTGTTATACCAGCATCTACAGATTCTACAACTGTGATAAGAGCAGATCCTTCTGCCGCTTGTCTGATAGAAGTTGTTTCTGCCGTTTCTGGTTGAGCAGATGGTTTCTCTAAAAGTCTTGCTCCCAGTTTTCCCATCTTGCCTTCGCAATCATTCAAGTATTGTCTTAGACTGTTCACACCTGCACCACTGAATTCTAACATACCCACAGTTGATCCTTGTGGTAGCATAAGCATATTTGTTGAACCAATCCTTAACGGTGTTGCCTCTTTGCTTTCGCCTCCATAATTGTCAACTCCTGTGGCGAATGGAGTAGGCAAAGCTGTAAAGTGTAATGAATGACCAATGTCTGCTGAAAACTTGTAATGATTGATATTCATATTCACTAAATCTAACAATGGTGAATCTTCATAATCACAACCTAAAGAAGTTGTGTTGATAACAACAAAAGGAATGTACTCTAATGTTCTTCCTTGTATCGTTGGAATTGTTATTTCACCTGCTGTGGTTGTTCTACCGTCAACATAATATATCTGTTGAGTATAAACTCCCTCTTGTAGTCTTAACACTCTATAACAAGTTTGATAACTTGTTTCAAATTCGTCTTGTGGATCAATTGTTTCTTTGGATTCTGCCAACACAACCATATCTAATTGTAATATGCCATTGTGCATACCCATTCTATGGTTTATTATTGTTTCACCAATGTAATGGCTACAATATGGTCTTTTTGTTGTTTCATCATAATCAACTAAAATGCCGTGTCTGCCAACTGTTAGCACTTCTTTTAGGATTTGTTTTGTGAAGTGATTTGCTGATGTGCCATCTAGGTCAATGTCATTGATCACATCATCTAATTCTGTGGGTCTTGTAAATGTAGCACCTCTTCTGAAAACTGAGCCAACTAATGCAGAAAGAGTTCTTCTACTTGCATTGTAGAACTGAGCTCTATCTTTGTAATCTTCATATTCTGCCCTAGACAGACCATTAAGATGTGGTAAGAACATTTCTCCCGCGGATTTGACTTCTTCTTCTCCTGCGATCACTGTTCTTGTCTTTACGGCCTTGTGAGCCCAATTGTTATAACTTGGATGTGTATTATTTGCTGGCATATAAGTTTTCCTGATCTATAATCATATTTATTGTTAATACCCTTGTAGCGGAATCATCTTTGCTGTTTTTGGCTTGTCTAAGACAATATATCTCAAAGTATCAGCATCGTGATCTATTGCTTTGGTGTCAACATCATCTAGATTGTTGGTATCTCTTGGTAAACCTGTAAGGTTTCTCCAAAGCATCTGGCATTTGTTTGTTATTACTAATCCTGGTTCTTCTTGTGTTTCAGGCAACATAGCATTGAATTTCTGTCTTATCTGTTGCCAACCTATCTTTCTTGAACCTGGGGCTTTGTTTGATCTGCACCATTCAACACCGTGAACGGCCATCTCTTCTGCTATTTTGCTATCACCATCATAGATTGAATTATCTGCAGGTCCTGGTCTCACTGCTCTATCATAGTGTCTCTCCTGTTCTTTTATGGCTCTTGCTATGTCTCCTGGTGACCAACGGACACCTTCTGCGGGTTTGTTTGGCTTTGATCCATACAATTCATCCACTATCACAACAGTTCCTGGCTTGAATGTCTTCTGTTTGCCATCTATCGTGCAAGGTGTGTCATCTGCTATGGCATACCACAACACTGAAAA